GTGCTAGCGTCAAAATGCTCAATACTTACATCAGTGCTGGTGGTGCGCCACATAATTTCAACATAATCGTTGGCTGCCAGGCTTACAAAAAAATTCATGGCTGCAATCAAATGGCTTGGGTCGCCTGACGATTTTCTTTGTGACAAGTGAAATCTGCTGTTTGAATTGGCAATATTTGTCCCATTTTTGCGAAACCAGATATCCACATCTTGACCATCGTTTGTGGTGTTTTTTAGTTGAATGGAAAACTGCAAGTTCCAGATTCCGCTGTCGGCCACCGTGATTCGGCTGTTGCTGGCTATTGTCACGCCATTGCTAAAGTCTGTCGTGTTAAATGTGACGGCATAGGCCGTGGTGGTGTTGGCCGCCGTCTGGTCGGTTGAGTCCTGAAACGCCCCGTAGGGGGTGTTCATAAACTTGCCTCCCCTTGGCCCAAACAGTGAGCCAAGGACGGAAGTCAGTTTTCTGGAAAAAATGTTCAGTGCGCCGTTGTTCTCGTTCAAGTTCCGGTGGTCATACACCTCTGGTGGATAACCCAGAGGTGACAGTGAAGGTGTCTCTAATTGTTGCTTGACATTGGCCATGACATGATTATTCCACTTTTGTCATGTCAGCGCGGCTTTGCTGACCCACTTAAACAGCCAAGTACAGCCCGATGTTGGCAAAGGCGTAGCCAGCGTAAACCACCCCCATAGGGATGTTGCCCTTAAATAGCTGCTCTACGGCAATGCCGGCGTAGATCACTGTGACCAGGATGATCAGCCAGCCACTCATAGGCCAGAGACATCAATGACCTCGCCACGAAACTCTACGCAACCATTGCCAAAGTCGTGGACAAGTTCCGGCCACAGCAATTGACCGTTGAAGAAGGTCAGGATGGCAAAGCCGCTGCGCCAGTTTGTGGGGTTGTCTTCCAGATAATCAACAAACTGTGGGCCATTTGGGTCGGCCAGAGTGCCGGTGTCAACCCCGAATCGGTTGCCGTTGTAGTCTGCATATGGAGTCACTTTCAGACTGTGCAAGTGGCCGGTGACAATACTTTTGCCAGCGCCCACAGTATTGTTGTGTGTGGCGTGAATGCCGCCCTTGTACCTGTGCTTGACGCACACATCTTCAGTCGGCCAGCAGGCCCAGCAGGACAACCACGCTGGAAAGTGATCTCTAAGTGAAAACCCTTTGACGCCCTCAAACTCATGGGCATTGGCTGCAAGGCGGTTTTCAAACCGGCTGTCATGGTTTCCCAGCGTCCAGATCAGCTTGGCCCGTCCAGCGTCCTCTTCGATCTCGCCCAAGCTGGCCTCACAGGCTTTAAGTTCTTGGATGATGCTGGGCTTTGTATCCCATCCGATACGGGGGAATCGGCTGATGGACGCACCATCAAACGCATCGCCATTGTTGATGATCGCCTTTGGTTTGAATTCGCGTATTGCCCACAGCAGCCCCTTGAAGGCCGTGGTGCGGATGCCAGGCCAGAAGTGCGCATCGCTGAACACAATGACCACGCCGTTCTCAATGCCAAGTTGATGACGCGCCGCATGATTATGGGCGGTCTGCAAGTGCGTGAATCGGCTGCCTCGGCTTTTATCCTCTGCAACCAGTTGGATTTTGTACCTTTTCTCAATTGATCTGCGCCGCTGGTGTACGCCGGACATATCAACATCAACCAACTTGGCTATTTTTGAGGCAGAGCCTAGCGTCTTCCAAAGCTCAATAAACTCAGCGTCAGTAACTTTTGGTGCAGGCATTTCATTCTTTCGTCAGAATGCGCTCAAGCACATTGATTATTCGGTGTTCGGCTGCTTCAATTTGCTCTGCTGATGAGCCTCTATCGGTTGCGGTTTCAATTAAATCGTGCATCAAGACATGCAAGCACTCATGCAGCGCTGTCTTTTTCAGGGTCTGTGGCGTGATTTTCTCAGCGCCAAAATCGCCAATTCGGTAAGTCGCCAGCCGCGCCGGCTGGTTAAATTCAACAGACGCCATTGCGCCCTTGGCCGGCTTTGACCCGCGCTCGATGCGCCAATCACCCAGAGACAACTCCTCCTGCCAGTGAATCATGCACTGGTCGAACAAAAGCGCTTGCTCAGCGCTGGGCATGTTCTTTACGGGGTTTCTCATGGTCGCCCTTGTTTGTGCAACCTGCGGAGCATACCGCCGGCTTGTGACCGACTTATGTCAAGCCATCATCTTTTCAGCGTCTTTGGATACCTCGGCCACGCGCCGACCCCATCCCTTGCCGAAAATTTCCCATGTAGGTAAAGCCTGCAAGAAAGTCAAGCGCTGGGCGTTGTAGTCCTCGACCAGCTTTCCGACATCAATGCTTGCGGCCTTCTCCAATGTTTTTGGCCCGATCATGCCATCTTCTGGCACGCCCAGCACTTTTTGCAACATCTTGGCAGCGCGGCCTGGGCCGGAATTGACCGCCAGATCAAATACCGCCATGTCCAAGCCGGTTGGCAGGTCATCGCCGCAGACCTTGTTCCAGTACTTTTTGCGGTACATCGGGCCGACCACTTCAGGGGTCAGCGCACGCATGGCCTTCTCGTCCACCTCATGCCCGACCCACTCCTCCCATACGCGCTTGGTCACTCCCAAGTTGGTCATGCCTCCAGGATCTTTTGGGTGGTTTACAAAGCCGCCTTCATGGTGCAGCACTGCGGCCAAGCACTGGTCAAAGTTTTCTTTCATTTCACTGGCCCTGCCTTAGAGAGTAAATCGGTTTTGGCTTGTGAGCCAGCGGATGAGCCAAAGTAGTATGCAATGATGCCCGTCCATGCCGTTCCAAGGCTGCCCAGCATCATCAAGATAGCAGGGTTGGCGCTGTCCACTTTGCCAATGAACATCATTACCATGATGCCAAAAAAGCCCACCGTAACCGTACCGGCAAGCACTGGCGGCATCAGGCTGCGGGTGGTGGCCTGCATCTCCCGCGCTGACTTCCTGTCCTCGACCTCCAGCTTTTCAAAGTTAAGGCCAAGCTCTTGCGCCTGTTTCTGCAACTCAATCTCGGCCATTTTGACCTGAGCAATTTGCTCTGCTGACAGCTTGTTGTTGGAGATCAGGTCGCCCACCTTGTCGGGGTCAACACCGATGGCCTTGGAGATGGCAGACACTGCCATGCCGGCCAGTGGGCCGCCCATTGCCGTGGCAATCGTTGGTGCAATTTGTTTTAGCCAATCCATATTTGACATTCCTAGAAGGGGAGTTTAGAAACTAAAAAATTGACGATCTGTTTGGAATCATTGGCTGGCAAGATATAAAGCAAGTCTAGCAACCAATCAATTGCAAGAGCAGCAGCGCAGCACTTGATAAAACGATCAACCCCAAGTCGCCAGTCATTGCCAACATCAAACCACTTGAGTAGACCGAACACATCAACCGCACCTTCTTGTTTTTTGGCAGAAGTCTATAAGTTCGCTCACGCCGAAAACCGCAAAGAGCGCTACAAGAAAAATAAAAACTGCTGCAAAAGCAATCTCAATAATCTCTTGTTCTTTTTCTTTACGCTTCTTCTCATCTGCTTTGGCTTGTCTTGCAAGGTGGGCGTCTTCCCTGTCCATCTCCGCAGCCCTAGCCTTGATTCGATTCCAGGTCAAAATATTTCCGGTCTGCATGTACAAGAGTTCCAACTCTGACTCGAGTTTGGCGGTCTGCATGAGCGCATTTTCGATCTGCATTGCCACGCCAAAGTTGGACTTGTTGCCTGACCTCTTGGTCTCAACCATCGCCTTGGTGGCCACGCTCTTAGCGTCATACATGCGGCCAATCATCACGCCCAACCCGCCCAGGTCGTTGGCGACTGCCGCTGCCTTCTTTACAAGCCCTATGGCACTTTGCAGACCAGCTAGCGCTGTAATCGGATCGATCACGATTTCTTCTCCCGCCACTTCAGACACCAGACCAGCAGCCGGTCAGATGACCAGCCCCACCGCACGCACTCAAAGACCGGAGCCGGTGCTTGCGCTGCCGGTGGTGGTGGCGGCAGGGCGTCCATGATTACATCAGGATTTTCTTCAGCATCTCAGCGGCAAAGCCTGGGCCAAGCAGCGTGACTGCGATCAGCGCGTACAAAATGTACTCAATGCGGCTCATGCGCTTGCTGCCCTGCTCAAACGACTTCTGGATCGCCTCGTAGCGCAGCGCACAGACTTCCTCATGCGTGGCTAGCTTGGCGTCTGTGGCGTCTATCTGGTTCACTCTGCGGCCTCTGGCGTGTTGCCCTCTGCCAACCATGCGAGGTAGGCTTGGTAGTCTGTGTTGTCAGGGTTTTCTCCAAAAGAAGTAATTGAACCTCCGTCATTGCGGATAATTACTTTTCCAATAATTTGACCACCCAAATATTCGTTTTTAATTGAATACATTTTACAACTCCGCAGTAAACAGTAAAAATGCAGAAGCACTATCATTTGAAATTAATAACGCACCTTGACCAGCAGTTAAACCACTTGCAGCTGTTCCAATATTTGCGGTATTAACAGTTGTTGCGTTTGTAGTAACAGTTGGAACAGATGTTGCGGTAAATACAGAAGAACTACCGCTATTAATTGTGTAATTGCTTGCCGTTCCAGTTGTTGTTAGTGATGGGGCTGTTCTCATTGAAACTGGAAAATGCATGCATCCATTCATATTAGTTGTGGAATCATTAAAACCAGCACAAAAACGAGTATATTTGGCAGTTGCATCAGCACTAATTTTATACGCATACCGCTGACAAAGCGCCAACTCCGTGCCATAAGGCCGATAGTCAAAGCTGGTGGCTGTGCTGCCTTTTTCTAGCTGGACGCCTGTGATGTAGAAGGTATTTCCAATTGTAGCCAGCAAGTTAGACTGCCCTGTGGCTGATTGATAATTTGCACTCGCCCATGCACTAGCAGCACCCAAATATGTGCTACCTACAGCAAGCCCAAAAGTAACAGCAAGCCCAATGCCGTTTGTTGTCAACCATGTACCTGATGTATCGCCAGCAACAGTAACAGTTTTAAATTCAAAAGTGTTAGCTGAATTTATTGTGTAGGAAAACGGATAACTTCTTGTGTCGCCAGAATTACGCAAAACGCCACCAAAAGTACCTGTTAAATTAGAACGAACCCAAAAAGATAAAGTTACTGTTGCAGCCGAAGCAGTCCCAAAAGCAAAATCAGCAGAATTAAACCCCTCAATGTTTTGCTCAACAACAGCAAGTTGAGTGCTGCCAATAGATGTGTCTGCTGTTGTAACAGTAACCAACAACGAATTTGTAAAACCAGCAGGGGCTGTGCTGCTTTGTTGAGCAGTAATTACGCCATCCGTATTTTCATAAAACCGCCACCTATCAAGTGTGTACACAGAAGCAGCGTTAGAAATCGTCACACTCGCCCCACCGTTCCTCTGGTCGATCACCATTGCGCCGTTGATGATGCGGTTCTTGAAGCCAAAGTTGCTGGACGCATTAAAGACATCAGAGCCGTTGACCTTTGCCGTGACTTCTCCAGTGCCTTTGCCGACCAGCTTAAAGCCAATATTTGTATCACCGCCGGACGCTGTCAATGTCGGTGCGCCACCCGTGGCCGCATTGGCCAGTGTCAACTCGTTCACAGCAGACGCTGTGGCCGTCACCTTCAGCAACTCGTTGCCGTTGGTGTCAATGACATCACCGACCAGCTTTAGATTTTTACCAGAGCCAACATTCAAGCCGACAGATGTACCTGTGCCGGCTGCCGCAAAGATGGCGTCCACCGAGTCCAGGTCGGTGTTGATCTTCGTCCCCCAGGTGTCTGTCGATGCCCCTACCTCTGGCTTTGTCAGCAATAGGTTGGTCGTCGTGGAATCTGCCATGATAAATCTCCGTTAAATGCCGTGGTTTGGGTGAAAGTTTAATTTCAATTCTGCTGATTTGCGCTTGCAAACAGCCTCAAAAAAGTCATCAAAATACCCTAAAAATTTCCCGCAAGCTCTGACCTCCCATTTGTCATATCGCTTGCCTAATCTTTTAGTCCATGAAACCCCGACAACACCAGATTTGTTGTCAATTGGCTTTGATATGTTTCGACCATTTCCAGACCGATCAGTTGCCCTAAGATTGACAAGCCTATTGTCAGATCGCACATGGTTTTGATGATCAACTTCATCAGGATAAAAGCCATAAAGATAAAGCCAAACAAGTCGATGCGAACTATGCCTGACCCCATCTATGCAAATAATCCAATATCCATGACCATCAACACCACCAGCCACTCGGCCTTTTGATGCTCTAGTTCTATTGACAGCCCATGTGAACACACCAGACTCAGGATCATAGTGCAGCACTTCTTTCAAGCGCTCTTGCGTCAATGATTCTGTTTTTGCCATTTTCTGATCCTTTTAGACTGATGTCCAAGTCTCTGAATTATCAACGATTGCAGTCCAAGTTTCTGCACTGTCGCTGATCGGTGTGTAAGTTTCTGCGCTGTCTGGTATCGCACCCCAGCCAAAGCCAAAGACGATGCCAACAGATCCAGTGGCTGCATTGCCTGTCAATGCAACTGTGATGGCATTGCTGACACTGCCAACAGCGCCCGTTGCGCCGTTGCCTGTGATCGCTTGGAATGTGATGACCTCACTGGGCATCGTCTCCACAGCACCCGTGGCCACATTGCCTGTGACCGCTTTCGTGCTGGTGATGCT